CTTTTGGCACTTTTGGCTCCTATAGCAATCAGAACAACGGCTTTGTAATTGGTAAAGATGTTTTTAACTGGAAAGGTGCAGACGCTTCGACAGAAGAGTTCATGTGCTTTGACCTTAAAGCTAACTTAATTGCTGCAAATAACGGAACCAGTAACAGCTACGATCCAGTAACTAATGACGAAGCCGGAACTGGAGCGTGGGTTCAACTGGGACGGGGCAGCAAGGTGTTATTTGATTGTGAACGGAATTATGGAAGAGCCTGCGTACTGTCATCTGCACCAGGCGGGGGACCTTCAGATTTCATCTTTAACTATTTAGAAGCAAATGGCTCCGGTCCTAAGATTCTCTATTACGAGTACAGCAACGGGATGAGGGTAGGCAACGGCTATTGCAAAGCGAGATCAACTGGTCCCGCATATGATCCAACAAACAAACACGGCATTGATATTGTTGCTTACAATTCCAGCGATGTTATTACAACTAACGAGGGTCCGCTAAACAAGCAGTTCTTTTTGGTTATAGAACGGTCTATTGGTTATTTTCCAGGAGATAGTGACATTTATATCAATAGCAATACGGTCAAATACTTTGTTAGAGACTCCTCTGAATTTGTTAATTATACTAACAAGTATCCTTCCATAGAAGGAAAGATGATGTGCAACGGTCTTTTCAAAGCAGATGCAACTTTGTCTGACACAAGATACTTGCAACCCACCGGAAGCACCTCTATCACACGAACTGCCGTTGGTCGGTATAGAATTGCATTTACCGTTCCTGCGTCAGACGCTCAATATTCTGTAAGCTTAAATATGTTAGGTTCAGCAACCGTATTGCCGGTTATTTGGAGTAAATCTACTACTGCGCTTGAAATAGCAACTTACACAGTTGCCAGCCCAACCACATTAAGCGATACCGGGCAATTTATTGATTTCTGTATTTTTTCACTTTAAGACCATATACTAAAAACACGTGACTTAACCTAATCATGATCACCATCCTCGGGGTCAAGGTTTCTTATGAGACCTTGGCCTTTTTTGCTTTGTTCATTGCTTCTGAGTACCTCGGTCTAATTAAGAAGCGCCGCTCCAACAGCGTTACTCAGGCCATCTCTATGGCTGCTGCTTACTTTAGTAAAGTCCGTACTGAAGATGACACAATACGTCGTTTTTCAAAGATTAAATTTTAACTGCTAATATACCGGAAGCTTTTAAAGCTTCATGCTTCCGATTATTAGCACAGCTGTTGTAAACTCACCTCATTGGGTTTATAGACTGTTTTATAGCATAGACTACCCTGTAGACACCTTCGTTGTCTTCAATAACAACGGACGCGACGAGATCACCGAGGAGCTTGACGCACTTAAAAAAATTCCCCACAAATACATCAAAAACGTCAAGGTTTGCCACCTGCCTGCCAACATCGGCTGTTCGGGCTACTGGAACTTGACGATCAAGTGCTTTATGAATGCGCCGTATTGGCTCATCGTAAACCATGACGTCATGTTCACTCCAGGTTTTCTCAAAGCAATGCACGAGAAAGCCCAAGACCCTGAAGTTGGCGTGGTACACGGAGACAACGGCGCTTGGGACGTGTTCCTGTTGAAGGATTGGGCAGTCCAGAAGTACGGTCTGTTTGACGAAAATCTATACCCCGCTTACTGCGAAGATCTCGATTGGGGTATGCGGTTCCAGCATGACGAAGACTTCAAACGAGTCATGTCAGTTGGTGTGCCGTATTACCACGGTGAGCTGACTGGCTCCTACGCTGACGGATCGCAGACCTGGCGCTCGGAACCTGAGCTGGCCAACAAAATCCACATGGCCCATGAGCTCAACAAAACGTACATGCACGCCAAATGGTCCGAGGCGTGGCAGGGACACATCGAAGGTAAGCCCTACAAAAACCCGTTTAACAACCCCGCGTTCCCGCCCTGTCTAACCACGTACAACTTGGAATTCGTACGAGCTAAAAATTTAGGTTTCTAGCTTGATAGGATACAGCTATTAGTTAAATAACGGCTGTGCCCTTCTACAGTTCTCGTCCGTCAGAACGACGCTTAGTTAATCGGTTAGACGAAATCCTGACCGAGCGTGGGATTTCGTCTTTCCGACTCAGCAAGTTAGCTGACCTATCGCCGACAACGACGCGCAACATCTGTTCGGACGAGTTTTATATTCCGAGTCCAGAAGTGCTGGAGAAAATCTGCATCGTACTGGAGGTGCAACCCGGCGAAATCTTGAAGCTTCGTACTAAAATGGAACTAGAAGACGTAGCCGTTAGTTCATGTTCTCTGACTCCGATTACGAATTAGCGGCTCGCGTCCTGGGTTTACCTGTTCCCCGGACTCCGGCTGAGCGTGCCGCTGCGACTCCTATGGTCGCCACGGTGCTCAAGAACTACTACCGTGCTGCGCCCCCGATGCCTGGCATGGAAGGCAACGGCATGATGACGCAGCCGACTCGGTCGCTTAATGCGTATCCTGATACGTCTCAACCTGAGATGAAAGTGCAACTGGAGCGACGTCTCCAGGCTGGCGTCATTGATGAAGCTGCCGCAGAAGAAATCGAAGAGCTTGTTTCGGCGATTCTGCAAGACCCTTCGTTGATCGATGTGTTCCTCTCGTATATCCAAAATCTGACCCAACAGGGTGACGAAGGCGCAGAGTATCTGAGTCGTCAGCGTCCGGCCGAATTTGATCTGCCTAACTACGGCGGTCAGTATTCGATGCTGAACGCACCTGCTTCGAACAACATTCCGCCCAGCGTGGCATTCCAGAATCTCGGCTAATGACTCTAAGAGAACAACAACTTAGGGAACGGGATGTTCGCCGTGACGCACCGGCACTAGATCCAGGTGCGTTTTTAAAAATGTATATGGCTTCTACATTTCCTCAGACAGCTGCGTTACCTTCGCCGGAACAATTGCAGAATCTGGTTGCTACTAATAACCCGGAAGATCAAGTAAAATCAAATAAGAAAATGGCTCTTTCGGGCACTCAATATGACAATCCGGGAGGTCAGTAACTAATGGTTGCCGCAGCTGCACCCGCCGCAGGTGGGTTAGTCCAGTTAGTCACGCAGCTGACCGCTGCCGGCGTGGCTCCTGCCGTTATCCAGAGTGTTTTACAGTCTCAGACTGCGGGTCCTGATTTATCTGCCGCCGCTACGCCTCCTGGATTTAACCGGCAGAATATCGTCGCACCTTTGTTAAGCTCGGCGGTTGGTGCGGCACTTCCGGATTTAGTTGCTGCGTTTCGCGGCAAGCTTCCTGAGACTTCTGACGCCCCCGGTTCTAAGGCCATTCTTAGCGAGGATCTGATTCCTCGTCTGATTGAACAGGAACGAGCTCGTCAGCGTTTTGGTCGGTTCTTTGGTCTTGACGCTGGTCCGTCGGCCGAGGATGTTTATGGTCAGATTCGGGCCGGACGCAGCGCTGAACTTGAAGAGCTCGGTGCTCGTGAGCGTGCTCTGAAAGCTTTAGAGGGGCAGATCAGCGCTGCGATCCGGCAGATGGAATTGGGTGCCCACCTCAAGCGAGCTGAGCTAGAAGTTGGCGGTGGGATTAAACGGCAAGAACTTTCTACGCTTGGCGACATTCAGCGGCAACGAGTACAGTCCGGGTACTCGACAGCACAAGGTCTGTTAAATACTGCTATTCAAAATCTGACTGCTCCACAGAACCTTGCTCAGAGTTCTGTGCTGCAGCAACTCGCCACCCAGGTGCCCTGACATGACAAACATCAACGCTCGCGGCCCTTTTGAATACGGAGCAGCTCTGCTCGATCCGGCAGGTTGGATGCGTGGTGGCGGAGAGCTCGCAATTATGGATGGCAGGCCCGTTCTTTGGGGCGGCCCTATTATGGGCTGGCAGAGCCCTGAAAGTTTTGGCCGCATGGTTCAGGATCCGCAATCTTTTGAGCGGATGACCGGATCTAAGACGCCGGCGGAGATTTACGCCAAGGCTTCTTACATGGAGGGGTTTAATCCCGACAAGGCACGTCCCGCCGCGAAACCTCCCCAACAAACTGCCGGAGCATCTACTCCTGCTACTGGAACTGTAACTCCTGGAACTGCACCTCCGGCACCTACTCTTCCGCCTCCGCCTTCGACTACGCTGCCTCCGACCACGGCTCCGTATTCGGGGACTACGATTCCGCAGCAGCAGGACAAGACTGTTGAGGACCTCGTTAACTATTTAAAGGAACTTGGCGATCCCGAGCGGCTTCGTCAGGTTGAAGAGATGCGGCTTCAGAATCTTCTGAAGTCTCAGATTGTAACTTCTGAGTTAACTCGTCAGGGCGAGCGAGCTCGGTACGCACGCGATATTGAGAAAGCAAACATTGACGCGTGGAAAGAGCGGCAGATTGCGATGTACAACGCTAACGCAGCTATGGCCACTGGTCTCGGAGCGGCGACTGTCGCAGCCTTTGCACCGCCTAGTGCGTCTGCATTGAGTTCTACGCTTTCGGCTGCTATGCAGCCTTTTAGTAACATTGGTGTAAGGAAGGGCTAATCCAATGGCAATGGCACCTTTAGCCTTAGGGGCAATCAACGCAGGCGCAGCAGGAGGAGCAGCCGCTGGGGCCGGAGCTTTGGCCGGTCTCGGTCCTTTTATGCTCGCCAACGCAGGACTTAATTTCTTAGGTAGCGCTATTGGCGGAAATTCGCAAGCACAAGCCCAAGCCGCACAAACCGAACTTCAGGGTCTGTATACAAAATTAGCTCCAATTAATACGCGTCTTACTTACGCGGGTCAGGAGTTAATGGCGAATTTAGCCCCTTATTTGGGTGCTGAAGCCGCACAGACTAATCTTATCGGTCAATCTGTTTACGACATGTTTACCGGGGCTCGCTCTAAAGAGTCTCAAATGGCGGGTGCTTTAACCGGTCCCATGATGAAATTCGCCGAGGAGGCGATCGGGCAGCAGGGATTGGCGGCTAAAGGACGCACCGCTTTAGAACTTCTTGGCGGTGAAACTCAAGCTGATTTAGCTAAGAAAGGCGCAGATGTTTTGGGTCTGCAATACACTAACTTAGCTAAAGGTATTACGGACGTAGGGACTAGCGCCGCTAATACCCGTAACGCACAGGTTCTTGCGCAGACGCAAGCCAACTTAGATATCGGTAAAAACCTTGCGCTCCTTAAAGGTCAGGGTGAGAAAGAACTAGCGATGCGTCGTGAAGCTCGGGGCGCCGCTCTTGGCGCCGGAGGCTTTGCGTGATTAAATCGACAATCGGGGATTCAACCACGGTTGCCGCGTGGTTAGCTTCGCTTGACGCGTCGAACAAAGATGCGTTTATTCATTATTCGAAGAATACGACGAGTGACATTGAAGCTTATTTATACGCCAGGTTTTTGCGTCCTGGTTACACCGGCAGCATCGCAGACCTGACGGCGTGGATTCAGGAGAAATTTCCCAAAGAAGATCTCCGTAAAGTATTACTCCGTGAGATTGATGACTTACAAATTGACATCAGAAATGTACGGGACATGGTACAAAATCAAATGCTCGACCCTGCATCAGCGGCGACAAAAATTTCAGCGGTTCAGAAAGAACTTCGTAGCCACATTCAAGCTGTACGATCTATTGCAGATGGTTTAGACCGGCGCGGCTTGATTCTTGCCGGCGCCGATCGTACTATTCGCGAATTGATCAACACCTTGGACGGGCAGCCTGGGTTACAGCAACTTGTAGATGAAGCTGCTGTATTAGTATGGAGTACGATTGAACTTGAGGAGAAGGCCTAAGATTTAATTGAACAACCGCAGCTGCACGATAGGGCCTCAAGGTCGTTGAGAGGCTTGCCGAGTGTATCGAATCCGAGTTCGATGACCTTATTGTTCCACACACGAGCGGCTTCGATCAGGCAAGTGTAGCGGCCGAGGAACCTATTTTTGCTGCCGCATCTAAGCTGAACCCGCCACTTCCCTCTATCTTTATTCCAGCTGACTCCCGTGGCGCCGCTTGAGTTGGTGGATCCTTGCTTCCGATTGTTGGCTTGCAGGACGTGATCGGCGATCCGGAGGTTCCAGACGTTGTTGTTGAGTGAGTTTTGATCTTCATGATCAATCGTCAGCTCACCAGGGTCGAACCCTCGCATCAGCATGAAGATAATCCGCGATGCGAAATAATTCGTACCATCAATCATAACCTTCCAATCTATCCGAGCGGGGTCCTTCGGATGCGGCTTCGGCGATCCCGCCACGCTGCCAATCCCTTTTGTCCCCTTCCTGCGTACTTTCCAGATCAGTCCCGAATGAGTCCCGTATTGAGACTCGGCGATCGGGACGATTTCAAGAAGCTCGTGCAGGCGTTCAAACGCCGGCAATGGTCTATGATTAGGCATCGGCCTAGTGTGTGTAGGTTGATCACGCCTCGGGGAGTTAGCGCTCCGCCGGGGTTTTTACTGTAGCACAAAAATATTTAACGCACAGGGCTCATACGCTTCATAATATGCTCTAGTTTAGTACGGAAGATGCCCATGAAGGCATCGTTAACCCCAAGGGGCATTACGAGTTGATCGCCTTCAACAAAAGCACCGAAGGGGAGAATAACCGCAGGCTGATTTGAAATGGGAGTTCCGAAGGCGTCCGTCCACTCGATCACGCGGTCATTCAAGGAACCCGTAAATAAGGGTTCCTCAGTCATGTAGGTCAGTTTAGTGAAGTCTTTATTCACTAAGTAAGCACCGACGTGGTAGATGAGGTAAGGCTTACCATCTGGTGTGCACGTCATGTGCTTCCAGTGATAAAAAATTAGATAGCAATACCCAAGGTCAATAGGTGCTGTCGAATTAAAAGTAGGGCACCCTTGCGTAGCTTTATCTAGCGCTGTTGTGTCGAGCTTGGTCGATTTACCTGACTCTCGCTCAACAACTAAAGGCCGTGTGGAGTACAGACAGTTCAGCTCGTCGTTCGCACTAAAGAACGCCCAGTTTTTTTCAGCCGCTCCGACAGTAAGATTCTTACCGATCGGCGGTATTGCAGCGCTGACTGCGTCGAATTGTTCATTCAGCCAGCAGACGATGACCTTTGGCTGCGAGAACAGTTTTTTCGGATTGGAATCGTACTTACTAGCGTACGTCGAAGCTACGAATTGTACGTACAGATTTTCGTCGGGACCTACAAATAGACGCGGATCTTCGTAACTAAGCCGGTGTTTTTTGGGGCGGAGTTTTTTGGTGCCAATGACCGAGGCATCATCCGGCCCCAACATCCCGAAATACAGCTCGTTGGGTTGCCCGTTCAAATAAAAGTACTTGTTGTCGTATCTAAAACCAAAAGCTTCGGGCTGAGATCGCCACGCGATGTACAGCGAACCGTTGAATCGGACGATTGACGGGCTGAAATTAGCGACGTGATCTTTCGGCAAACCTTTAACAATTCGAGTGAATTTTCCGCCGAGAGCTTCTGCCTGCTCGTAGACCGTCGGGATGCCGTCACCCGTTGACTTAGTCGGATGGACTACGTCGCTATACAAATGGTAATACCGAGTCTGAGACTGCATGATCAAACCCCCAGATCTTTGATGGCGGCACTGAACCCAGCACCAATAGATTCCCAGCGATACTCCGGACGCTGAGTGACGTTATAGCACGCCTCAGCCACTTCGTTGTACGTATGTAAATCGTGGTACAAATCGTCCAGGATCCGAGCCGCCTGCGTCACGTTGATCAGACCGCGTTCGACACCAAGATCTTTATCCACAACCCATGTGGAAATGGGGATAAGTTCGGCCGCATCTTTCCAGATGTCTTGGCACGCTGTGTGGTGCGGAACAACCTGCGGTTTTTTACAGCCCGCATGTTCGAAACTAACAAGACCCCAGCCTTCTCCATCGGATGTATTAATACCGACGTCGCAGGCGTTATAAATTGTATTGAGCAATTCGTCCGGCGGTGCGCTCAGGTAGTTGATGTTTGCCGAAGTCAAAATCAGTCGATTGGCGTCATCCAGACCACGGCGCTGCATCTCGTGTTTAAAGAGAGGCAGAATATCCCAGCCCATGTCTTTCGTACTCATGTGCAGGTACAGCATGGTGTCGGGTTTGTTGACCGCAAACTCGGCGAACGTCTTGATCGTCAGGTCAATGCGTTTACGCGGTTGGTTCCTGTTCGCGTTAAGAACGACGAATTTATCTTCGGGAATACCGATCCGCTTGCGAGCTTCAACTTTGTCCATCGGGTAGAACCGACCTGTGTCAACCCCATGGGGGAGCACAGCGAGTCGCGGAGCATCTGCGCCGCACTTCATGACACGCTCGGCAGAGGGAACAGTGAAGGTGACTGCTAGATCCCAGTGCTTGATATGACGCAGCATGTCGGGGAAGTAGCTCTCGCTATCCACCGGGAAGTACGCGATGAACTTAAAGCCGATCTGATCTTTCAAGAACTGACAGCGTTCCCAAAACTGATTTACAACCCAGATGTCGTTCAGGCAGATAATTACGTCTGGTTTTTCTTTTTCTATGATCTCCGGAATTCTGCCGATACCGAATCGATCGCCTGAGCCTGCAGGGCAGGCTGGATATACCTTGTATGGTTTATCGTGTGGATCACCCGTGTGGTTGATCCCCATCACCACGATTTCATGTTCGTTCTTAAGAACATCTAGTACGCTGTGTGTTACTCTTGCAAAGCCTGTATTACTACAAGCATCGCCATACCAAAGGATTTTCGACATGCAAACTCGGCGAATCGAGTACAATCACTATAACAGCGCTATCAGTTTATCAACATGCCTAGTAGGGAGAGTTTTGCCTACCGCCGTGGCGCCCAACTACGTGCACTTAAAGCGATCGAAGCCGGCGATAGTAACGTAATAGAAACTATTTATACTAAAGCGTCTAATGACTTTCATACTTTCTGTACGCTTTTAGACAAGCCCCCCGCGCCTCACATGCTCGAATGGCACGAGCACTTGGTAACAAACGAAAGCAACAAGTACTTATTAGATATTGCTGGTCTTAATCTTGATATTTTAGCACCGAGAGGTTCGGCTAAGTCGACCGTTCTCAATATGTTTACGGCATGGTGTATAGGACGTCATACTGCTGCAAAAAGACCTTTGCAGATTATCTACGTGAGTTATAACATTGCTACAGCTATCCCTAAATCACGGATTATTCGACAGATCGTTGACTCATCAGAATTTCGTAAAATTTTTCCGACATGTCGACTCAAGCCAGGAATGCAATCGGATATCGGCTGGTCGATTGATTACGACTACGCCGGTATTCCTCGATTAGGTGATGAAGAATTTACTCTAAGGGCAGCAGGACTACGCGGTAGTATTACGTCTAAACGAGCTCATTTAGTGTTAATCGATGACCCTATAAAAAGTTCAGCTGATATCAAGAATCCTACGATTCGTGAGGAGATGAATAATAACTGGAGTAGTGTTATTGCTCCTATTGTGTTTGAGGGCGGTCGATCTATTTGCTTGGGTACGCGATTTCATCCGCTCGACATCCACAAGACAATGTTCGTTCCGGAGAAAGGGTGGAAGCAAGTAACTCAAGAGGCACTGACGTACGACGATAAGGGTCAGCCCAAAAGTTACTGGCAGACTCAATGGTCTGTTGACTACCTATTGCAGCAGAAAGAACTTGATCCCGTTGCTTTCTGTTTTCAGTATCAGCAGCAACCTGTGGCCACGAGCGACCTTGTCGTTTCCCCGGATCTGTTGATTAAAGGTGACGTGGCGACCGAATTCGACAGTTTGGCCCTCGGCATCGACCTTTCAGCAAGCAAAAATGAGACTTCGGACTACACAGCTTTTGTTCTAGGGGGCCGATTAAAAGATAAGTATTATATCGTTGATGCGCATCAGTGTCGTTCTATAGGAAACCTTGAAAAAATAGACCTTCTATGCGACATGTTGCTTGAGTGGGGCATCCTAACTAAGTACAACGGTGAGTATCAGCCGACGTATTCCACCGTGACGCTTGTTGTCGAATCCGTGGCATATCAGGCAAGCCTTGCTGCGGATCTCCGGCGAGTTCTTCTGAACGAAAGGGGCCTCAGTAACCTTCATATTCACGAAGTTAAAGGGTTCAGGGGCGATAAAATTGCTCGTTTTAGAGGCACGCTTGGTCTTTTGGAGAACCAGAAAGTCGTCTTTAACAAATATCGCAAGTTCGATGCGCTCTTCGATCAGTTGATTAATGTAGGTGCTACAGCCCATGACGATTTATTGGACGCATACACTTGGTTAATCACTTTCTTACAGCGTCGGGGCAGTTTTTCAGTTGAGTATTGACATGACTTCCGATAAAACTCTTTGGGTCGCGATTGCGGCGCACAATCCGCTGGCTCGGGTCGAAAAGCTGCTCAAGGTTTTGAAGCTTTATACAGAGTACGACCTTAAAGTTTCTGTGTTTATCTACATAAATAATGAAGCTCAGGATGATGCGAATCAATTAGCTAACTTATTGCGGCCTTTTCGGGAGCAATTGGAGTTAAATATCGTTATTGCCGGCTCCAGTTATGAGGGCTGGGGCTTGACGTGGGCGCATAAAAACGATCTTGTGCTGGCTTGTATGAATTACAAGTACGATTATTACATTTATCAAGAAAATGACATGCTGATTACTTGGGAACACTTTAAGTATTGGATGCGTTGGAAGCCTCGATTGGCTGCATACGGGTTGGAACCAGGATTTATTCGGTATGAAGTCTTTGAAGGGGAGAAAATACCGTTTGATAACCACTATCGGTACTTTTTAACCAAGCGAACTCCCAATGTTTGGTCAGAACGAGGCTTTGACGTAAAGAAATTGCTCGTTATCGACCGCGAAATCAAGTTTTTTGCCCAAATTGCAAGTCCTTATTACGCTGCGATGATTTTGGATAGTTTTGACGCAGTCAAATACGTGAAAAGCGGCAGTATGGACCCGGCAAAGAGCGTCGAAATCGTCGGTTTTCGAAATTGGCCCCTTGCCGACCGAAGTTCTATGGGTTTAGCGTTTGAGGACGTCCCTTTTGGCTATGAGCACCGTCGCTGCATCCCAGTGATTGAAGAAAACGGTGTTTATAAACCGCATCCTTGTTGTTTGTTAGCCCACGACGACACCAAGTACTCAATAGAGCTGGCTAAAACGCAGCCAGAGCTCATAACCTGCGATAAAATGCTTCAGATCTGATTTTTTATGGACAACGTCAATCATCCTACGCACTATACGTCAGGTGCTATTGAGTGCATCGATGCTTTGAAGGCTCAACTAGGTCCTGAAGGGTTTAGGGACTACTGCCACGGCAATATCGCTAAATACGTCTGGCGGTACAAGTTTAAAAACGGCGTGGAGGACCTGAAAAAAGCGGCTTGGTATCTTCAGTGCTTGATCGGTGAGTTAGAATCAAACAAAGAGAATCATTAAGTAGTGGACGTAAGGGCTTTCGGTTCTGTTTACGGTCAAACGGCAGCTCTGCCGTATTCCAGTGGATTTGGACATGTTCCTAGCAGTGGCCTAATTAATTTTCCTTCATGCCGTGCTGTTTTTATCGAAGCAGATGCTGCCGCCGCTAAAACTTACTTGACTGTCGAGCTTGCTGACGCTCCCGGTCAAAAAGCTACGGCTAGTAATCTTTCAGGGAATCAGCTTATTCCTATTTCTTGTACAGCTATTATCAGCGGTAACGCCCCTGGTGTTTTTGTGCTCTACTGATGGCCACTGATTACTCCAGCTTAATCTCTTTGCTTGGCGGAGGCAAAAATCTTCGCGAAAGCGCAGGTTTAGATGCGGATGATATTCTTAGTTCCTTGCAAAAGAAAGGTGCTGTTTCATCTGATTTTATGTCTGCTTTAAAATCTGATCTATTAGCTAAAGCACTCGTGGCGCAGCAAATTGGAAGCATGTAGTAAACTGTAAATATGGCAGACCCTTTTCTCGAAGCCGGCGACTTTTTCACCAAGGCATTTAACGCCCAGGAGTTAGCGTCGCGTCGTCAACGCACTGCTCAACGAGCAGCAATGCGAAGTGACGACTATGAAAATCAAGTGAGCGAAGAAGCACCTAATGCGCCTATTCCCCCTCAGTATGGTCCGTACGGCACTTACGAAGATGAGTTTTCGCCGACTGAAGACCCTACCGAGTCCATGAAGGCCGAACTGCTTCGAAAGGCCGCATCGAAGCGTGGCCCTCAAACCGGCATTCCTGTTTCTCCGGGTAACGGAACCCCAGTAGCTAGTGTCTGAAGTCGCAAAGAAAAAAGACCCTGCAAAATGGGCCGCCGCAAAAGCTAAAGCTCGCAAGCGCTTAGGTGGGCATTCAGCGCGGGCTATGCAGTTGGCTGTTAAGTACTACAAGGAAGCGGGCGGCAAATACGAAGGTAAAAAATCTAGTGAAAACAAGCTAAGTCGCTGGGGCAAAGAAGATTGGCAGACGCGTGAAGAATACGAAAAAAGCAAAAAGTCCTAGTTATGGCTGATTTAGCGCGAGAAAAAGGTCGAACCGAGCGATATCTGCCTAAGTCCGCGTGGGCTTCAATGAGCGATGAAGAGCGCCGCGCCACGGATGAAAAAAAGAAACGTGCCACGGCTGGTAACAAACCTGTGAATACTCAAGTGCCCAATACTGAAAAAGCTAAAGAAGCTCGTCGTCGTGCTTCCGAGTACATTAAGAAAAAGAACAAAAGCTGATGGCCAAGATTCGTATTGCCGGAGAAGTGTTTGACGGGTACAACAAACCTCGTCGCGATTCTGGCGGCGGTAAGAAATTTGCGGTCGCTGCTAAAGAAGGGGATCAGGTACGTTTAGTACGTTTTGGTGACCCGAACATGACGATCAAAAAACATATTCCTGAGCGACGCGCTAACTTCCGGGCCAGACATAACTGCGACAATCCCGGAAGCAAATTAAAAGCTCGCTACTGGGCGTGTCGGAGCTGGTGAGTGCTTTTTATAGCAAATCTTGCTAAGCTGTGCAGGCCCGTTTCGGCCTTCCATGCTCTTTGATTGTTTTCTCTATTTCAACGAAGCTGAGCTGCTCGAACTTCGCGTAGAAATTCTTAAAGATATTGTTGACGGCTTCATCATTACCGACGCCAACCGGACTTTTAAGGGCGACGAAAAACCGTTCACTTGTTTAGAGACGATTCGAAAACTCGGTCTGCCTGAAGATAAACTTCAGGTGCTGCACGTCGAACTGCCGCCGCCGGATATCGCTCCTAACCCTTGGGTCCGCGAATACGCTCAGCGCGACGCTCTTGCCGTGGGTATGCGGATGACGCCGCCGGATTCGGTCTTCTTCTTCTCTGATGTCGACGAGATTCCTAAGCCGTCTGCTCTTTTAGAAGCTGTAGAGCTCGCTAAAGAAGATCCTGCACGTTGTGTGCGTCTTTCTATGCCGATGATGTACGGGCGGGCAGATCTTCGTGTTATGAGCCCGGACGGGGATAAGACGAAACCCCCGACCAACTGGACCTGCGGGACCGTCGTTCTTCACGATCATCTAGATCAAACTCTTTCGGAGATTCGCCAGAACCCCAACGATCTTGTGGTAGGAGACTGTGATGCAGGATGGCATTTTAGTTGGATGGGAGGGCCTGATCGCCTTAAGCGCAAACTGACGTCTTTCTCGCACTGCTATGACGACATTCCAAATGCTCATGCTCCTGCGTACAGCGAGGAGATGCTGAGCTATTTAGATAATTACAAAGCGGAGGCGGGTGGCACAGATCCGCTCGGTCGCAAAGATCATCTGCTGACCTCGTATCCGCATGATCTTTTACCGCCAGAATTGTTTAAACTAGAACGAGTGAAGGAGTACCTTCTTCCGGACTCCTGATAACGTCGTTTTTGTAAAATGCCTGCAGATCTTTTAAGCGTCCGGGGACGATTCAGTGAGATTCTGGAGGCAGCTCGGACTCAGGATCGCTCAAAGCAGTCCGCCACGATGGTGGTACTGAGTCATGTGCAGCAGATGAC